GTCACATCCTCTCGGCTTAGAACCCCCCTTAGGCACGGATTTTTCTTGGTTTCGCCCCATCCAGTAATACCGGCGCGCATCCGCAAGCTGAAGGCCAGGTCAGCATCTCTCGCAAGGGAGATGCGGCTTGTCAGGGCCGAGATCGTGGAGGCGAAGAAGCCGAACCGGTGGGGCGACACGAATTGGGCCCCGGTGTCGTCGTTGCGCTCTAGGGTCCAGATCCTGCGTGACAAGTACGACGACGTACAGATCGAGCTTGCCGAGTGGGAGGACGAGCAGGCATCCCAGCGGCTGAGCGAGGGCCCCGCCACCCCAGAGCAGCGCCACCTGAAGAACGTAGCCGACGCCGAGCTGTGCACCGTGCGCGACTGCGAGCCGTACCTCAAGCGCTGGTGTGACCTGCTGGACCTCGAGGTGGTTGTCGAGGATGGAGCCCCGCGCCTGCAGCGTCGCGATCAAGGCCTGCGACTCGTCGAGGGCTGATGGGCCGCCAACTGCTGACGGCAGAGCGCGAGCAGTGGCGAGGCCATGGCGCGCTCGACTCGATGTTGTGGACCCAGCCTCAGCGAGACCTGTTCGCCAGCCCCTACCGGCTGACCGTCAGCTGGGGCGCGAACGCGATCGGAAAGAGCGTGGGCCTGGCCGGGCTGGCAGCGAAGGCGCTGAAGGCCGAGCTGTACTGGCAGCGCCCGGGGCCAGGTACGATCATCTTGGCCGGGAAGACCTGGCCCCAGCTGGGCAGCACCATCAAATGGCTGTGGCAGTTCATCGACCCGGCCTGGTTTTCCGAGAAGCTCCGCTACGAGGCTGGCGGCGTCAAGGGCCAGCGGATGCAGGTCTTCGACATCATCAGCGGCCCGAAGATGGGCGGCGAGCTCCGGCTGGGCGTGTTCAACGCCGAGAACCTTGCAGGCCCGCGCGCCGAGTTCGTAGGCACCGACGAGCCCCTACCCGAGTCGGTGCACAACGAGCTGTGGCCCCGCCTGCTTGGCCGCGGTGGGCGGATGTACGAGACCTTCACGCCGACAGAGAAGAGCACCGAGCGGCTCGGGTACCTCTGGGACATGGTCGACGATCCGAACGCACCATGGATCGGCCAGATCCACACCCCGCTGACCATGGAGGCCGTTACCCCGGTCGGCGGCATGTTCCCCGTGCCGTGGATTTCCAGGGCCGAGATCGAGCAGTTCGAGTCCGGGCTGAGCGCCAGAGTCCGAGACATGCGCATGGGCCGAACCCGCAGCCCGCAGAAGGACACGGCGCAGTACAGCGCGTGGGGCCCGCACCTGATCCTGGACGAGCCCCCGCGGTGGTGGCGCCGAGCGGTGGCCACACAGTCACAGCGTAGGATGCCGCTGGTCGGGATCGGGATGGACCACGGCAGCAAGCCAGGCGCCCAGCGCGCCACCATGGCGCACAGCAACCGCCGAACCGGGCTGAACACCCGGATCTGGATCCCGGACGAGTACAAGAGCACAGCCGGCCGGAGCGAGTACGAAGACGCCCAGGGAGTGCTCGACATGCTGGAGCGCCAAGACCTCGAGGTCAAAGACGTGGACATCTGGGTAGGCGACCGCGCCCACGCCGGAGACAAGAAAGGCGGGGCGAAGAGCAACCTACGCTTTCAGGAGGCGATGGCGAAGATGATGGGGATCGACACGAACCGGCGCCGCTGGTCGAGCCGACTCCCGATCAACCTGCGCGAGATGCGCACCCCGTACAAGTACGACAACAGCCCCTACGAGGGCGCCGACATCATCCACCGCCTGATGCTGCGCGGCGACGAAGGGCAGGGGGATACCGAGTTCTACGCCGTGCACAGCCGGTGTGTGCACCTGGACGAGGACCACCGGGAGTGGCAGGGCGGCCCGAGGGAGCCAGCAAAGGACGGATGCGATTCGGAGCGCTACATCGTGGTGCCGATGGTGGAGGGCAAGAAGCGTTGACGATCCAGGCGGCGCGGAGTACCATCCTGGCATGAGCAGGAACCACGGCTATCGCAAGCGCGGCGACAAGCAGGAGCTACAGCTACGGGTGAGGATGCTCAACAGCGAGCACCCGATGGACATCGCACAGAAGGCTCAGGACGAGCTCGGCGATCGGTGGTCCAAGATCGGCCCGCTGGACTTCACATGGAACCTACTGGTGGAGTACGTGAACGCGCTCGCAACCGCCATGGCCATCACCCCGGGCATCAGCGGGGCGCAGGCCGGGATGCTCGCCTCCATCGGCGACAGCTCGAGCAAGCCGCTGATTAGGAAGTACAAGACCGCCGGCTACCGGCCGATGCCAACGGACATGACCACCGCGTCTCGTGACGTTGAGCGCTACGTTGTTGCATGCTGGTACTGCGGGCTCTACGTCGGCTGGAGCGAACGGCTGAGCGCTCCGTTCCTCGAGCCCATCACCCCCGACCTGCTGGAGATCGTCTACGACCCAGGAGACCCGCGAACGATCATCGGGTACAAGCACTGCACGCGCCGCAAGGTAGGCAACAACCTGCAGGACGTGGTCGATTTCTACGACCTGCACGACTTGGAGAACCCGGCGTTTCGAGTGATGCTCGGGACGCAGGACGTCACGAAGAGAGCGCTAGGCGCGACCTTCGAGGGCACCGGCTACCCGGCTGAGTGGCGATGGGAGGACGGTACGCCGTTCGCCCCGATCTCCGTGTACGGCCGCCCGGAGAACCTCGCACGCCTGCTAGAGATCGTCGAAGCCACCCTGAGGGTAGCGGTCGGCTGGTCGTGGTGGTGGGCCGGTGTGCGCGACGCCTGCGACAAGCGCAAGTGCACGAAGAACATGCGGCTGGACACCGACAGCGAGGCGAGCGCGGATGGCGACGGCGACGGCGACACCGGTATCGCCATCGGCCCCGAGGACGTGGAGAATTGGGTAGACACCAACCCGAACGTGCCCGGCGAGCACTGGCAATGGGACGCGAGCTTCCAGGCCCAGGAGATCGGCGACAGCATAAGCCGCTACGCCGATCGGGCGCTGGTGCAGCTGGGCTTCCCAGCCGACGCTGCCCAGAGCGGTGGCGAGCCTCTGAAGGTCCTGATCGAGGAGCGCAACCTCGAGGCGCACAAGCACTATGACGCGATGCGGGCAGGCGACGTCCACACGCTGCAGCTGGTGGCCGCCATCAGCAACCGCAAGACGGCCGGCACCCCCAAGCCCACGAGCTACAGCGAGAAGCGCGAGACCTACGGGATCAGCTACAACGACGAGATGAGAGACGAGCTGGCCCACGCGGCCGGCGAGGAGGACACGAATGGCCGAGGGAACGGAAGCGACGGTGATGGAACAGGTGATGGCGAAGCTGGACAGCTTGGCGACGGCGCTGGGGAAGAATAGCGCTGGCTCCGAGGGCGAACCAGCAGCCGGGAAGCCGATCCCCTACGAGCGGTTCTACAAGGTCAACGAGCGCGCCAAGGCAGCCGAGGCAGGCCTGGCAGCCATGCGCGAAGAGATCACCAGGCTCGGGACAGCGCACACCGCCGAGATGACCAAGCTCAAGGAAGCCACGGCGACCGGCCTCGCGGATCAGCGATCCCGCCACGCCGAGGATCTGACCTTCGCGCGGGCCGGCTTCGACGACGGCGACATCACGAGCGTTCGCGCTCAGTGGAAGGCCCAGCCAGAAGAGGGCCGGGCCGAGTCCGCCGGAGCCTATTGGGAGTCCATCGTGGCCAGCGCCAGGGCGCACCACGAAGACCCCGACAAGCACGAAGCCCCAGCGATCCACCGCACGCTCGCCCCGCTGATCCCGACGTTCGGCGAGGGCGGCGGCAGCGGAGACGACGGCGGCAGCAACCAGCGCAGGGGCAACCAGGCACCCAAGCGCGGCGCCAAGCGAGTCAAGGATCCGGGCATCCCCCAGCGCGGCGCGGGCCGCCAGGCGGTGCTCGACTCCATCAGGAAGAGCCGCGGCGAGGGTTGACGCGCCCCGAGTAGCCGTGTAAGTCTGTAGTCACGAGCCCGCGGGTCGCTCCCGATACCAGCGTAGGGCAGAAACGAACCTCTCCCCCACGCTGACTTTCGGAGCACACCATGGCCAATGAACTCCTCTACGGATCTGGCTCTGCCGCCAACCTCTTCGACGCCGCGCGCACCGAGGCCCTCTTCGAGGAGACCATCGGCGACAAGGACTACAGCATCCTGGCGCACCCCGCGCTGATGTACTTCGGCGACAAGGCCGGCGGGATCTCCGCGGTGTCCAACATCCCGGTGGTCGACCTGTCCGATGACGAGTTCGCCAGCCTGACCGAGATCGAGGAGCTCACCCCCTCCGACATCACCAGCGCCGTCGCCACCATCACCGTGGCCCGCCGCGGCCTCGAGCGCGACCTGGGCGACTTCGCCGCGGCGCTGGACGGTACCGGAGCCCTGGACGAGATCGCGCTGGCCGACGGCATGATCGTAGGCGCCAACCTGACCAGCCTGAATTTGCTGGTCACCATGGGCATCACCGCCACAACCGTCGCGGGCGCGTCCGGCGCCACCATGACCCACGCCACGATCCGCAGCGCCAAGCAGAGCCTCCGCAGCGCCAGCGTCCAGGGTCCCTACATCTGCATCCTCGGCCAGAAGCAGTACAACGAGTGGGAGACCGACTTCGAGGCGCTCGGCGGCGCCATCCAGATGAAGACGGATCAGGCCCGCGAGATGGCCCGCCTGACCGGCAGCTCCTACCAGGGCACCTGGGACAACATCGACTTCTTCACCACCTCCAAGGTCGTCACCGACGGCACCGACCTGAACGGCTGCATGTTCGGCCGCGGCTTCGCTGGCTGGCAGTCCCTCCGCACCAAGCCCGCCCTCGGCCGGCTGACCCTGATGGACGCCGGATGGGTCGTGGTCGAGGTCGATCGCCAGGGCAAGAAGGCCCTCAGCGGGCTGGTCGGAAACATGTACATCGGCTGGGGCAAGATCCAGGATTCCGGCGGCGTGCGCCTCCGCTCCGTGGACTAGCCCGACCCACCACCCGAGACCTGAGGAGGCCTCCGAATGGCAGTTCCCACCCTGAGCACCACGCGAGTCGGCCCGCGGCGCCAGCGCGCCAAGCGGTCCAACGCCATCAAGCACGTACCCACCAAGGACTTCGTGTACCTGGTGTCTCCATCCGAGATCGACATGGTGGCCGGCGAGGCCCTGCCACGCCTGATCCAGTTCCCGATCGACGGCGGCGTGATGGGTGTTCCTGGCAGCGAAGACGGTGACTTCCGCTGGAGAGCCGCGGTGGCTTCCGAGTGCGAGCGCTACGGCCGAATCCTGGTTGACCCCAAAGCTCAGGGCCTGACCGTCACCGCGTGGGGCGAGACCATCGAGCCCGACGAAGACGACGACCCGAACGATCCGCGCAGCTGGTACGTGGCCCGCTTCCGTGGCCACAAGGGCACCATCCACATGTCGCCATGGTGCAAGCCGCGCCACGTCGGATCCATTGTGGTCTGGGACAAGGATCCAGCCGGGAAGGTGGACTTCCAGCGCCAGATCCGCGACAAGGTGCTCGGCGGCATCGACGGAGAGGTCGAGCAGATCGTCCGCATGCACGCCGAGAACCTGGCGATCCAGACCGAAGCGGAAGCCAAGCACCGGCCGATCCAGGCCCGGAACGCCGAGGTTACCCGCGCCGCAGTGACGCCGCCCAAACCAGAACCGAAACCCAGGGCCAAGCGCGCACCAGCCAAGAAGAGGGCGCCCGCCAAGGCCAAGACCGACACGAACACCCAGGGGGCCGGCAAGGCAGACGACTAGCCCGCCAGCTCCCGGATCCTCGCCCGTGAGGGCATCGGAGATTTTCGATGAGGCCGTATCAGAACATCACGCGCAACGCGCATCGCGCCCTTGGCATGCTCCTCAAGACGGCGATCGACTCCGAACTAGGAGACGAGATCGCGCACCTCGGCGGAACCGGCGTCCCGACGAGCGGCACCTACGGCGACCAGACCCTCGAGACCGGCCAGGTTGGCTTCTTCTGGCGCCAGGACGCGCCCAGCCTGGACGAGATGATCTATGTCACCTTCGACGGTGGCACCACGATCCAGCCCTTCGCTCCGACCGGCGACCCCGAAGAGGTCAGCAACAACAGCGGCGGTCCCTACGCGGCCGGCGATCAGGTCTACATGCCGACATGGGACGCCACCGCTGGCGTCCGCGAGGCAGTGCTCGCCGACAGCGACGACCCAGCCAAGCAGGCGACCCACGTCATCACCGAGACGATCGCCGATGGCGCCACCGGCATCGCGCAGAAGCACTGGATCCAGCGCGCGGTGAATACCAGCGGCTACAGCGCAGCCGACGTGCTGCTGTACCTGACCACGACCGCGACGACCACGAACACCTCCAGCGAGACCATCCCCACCGCGAAGACCGACTTCGGGCAAGAGATCGGCCTGGTGGCCGTGAAGGACGCCGCGGCCGGCATCATCGTCTGGTACCCCGGCGCCGCCCTGATCAACAAGCATGGCAACGCCAGCTTGCAGGCCGACGTCATCAGCGCCGACGCCACCGGCCGAGCCCTGCTCGAAGACGACCTGTTCGACGCCGCCACGCTGGCCGCCAAGGTGGTCCTCCCAGAGGGCAACATGCTGGTGGGCAACGCCACAGACGGCGCGGTAGCCTTCGACGCGTCCGCCGCCGACGTGGTCCCCAGCGGCAACGGCACGACCCCGGTAGCCATGGCCCTCCCCACCCAGGGGATCGTCTGCAAGACCGCCCTCAACACCGCCGCGGGCCGAACCCTGACCAACGCCACCAACGGCGGCACCGCCATCACCAACGGCGACGGCGTGTCCGGCAATCCAACCACCGCCGTGGACCTCAACGACCTCGCAGCCGCAGCCGTGGACGTGGCCAATGACTCCCTGGCCATCATCGACGCCACCGACTCCGGCAGCAAGCAGGAAAGCCTGGCCGACCTGGCGACCGCGCAGAGCGGAAACGGCCTTGGCGCTGCCGCTGGCGTCCAGTCCGTGACACCCGACGTCACCACGGGCGGCACCGTGATCCCCGTTGACGTGGGCGCCAACGGCGTGGGCCTCGACGTGCAGGACATCGCCCCAGCGGTGGCCGCTGCAGTGGTTGACCCCACGGCTGATACCGTGCTCATCGGTGACGCTGACGCCGCTGGTGTGACCGCCCAGGAGAGCGTTGACGACCTGGTGACCGCGCTGGCTGGCGCCGGGCTCCGGAACGTAGCCAGCCTGTTCGCCTTCGATCCCACGTACTCCCCCACCTTCGCCACCATGACCCTGACCGGGGATCTGCTGGTGCAGGGCTCCAGCGTGATCGGCGACTTCGAGCACTTCGACGTTGACGCCAACTACATGGTGCAGAACACCGGGTACACCACCGCCGTAGCCGTCACTGGCGGCCGTGTGGTCAACTACCTGCCGACCGCCACCGCGGACGACACGGTAGGCGCTGGCGTGTTCGTGGCCGGTATCGCCGCGACCTCCGATCCCACGATCACCACCCAGGGCGCCGCCACCTTCGCGGCCTCCGACATCGTTATGATCGACGGCGCCGAGGACATCGACAACAACGGCATTTTCGAGGTCGTGAGCCACGCCGCGAACCTGCTCACCCTGCGCTCCACCGCGAACGGCGTCACCAACCGGATCGAGGCCTTCACGCTCGACCAGATCACCGCCAACGGCGGCGACGTGGGCGCGACCATCACCAAGGTGACCGTCGCGGTCGATCGCGCTGGCACGGACGGCCGCTTCGAGGCTGCTGCGGGCGACGCAACCGGCCTGGTGTACTCGGACTACCTGCTGGCCTCCGACATCGGAACCAGCGTCCAGGCCTACGACGCCATGCTGGCCGCCATGGCCGGGCTCACAAGCGCAGCGGGCGAGATGCTTGTCTTCACCGGAGCCGACACCCCAGCCGTGCTCGACGTGGGCGGCGGCGCTGCCTACAGCATCCCCTACCGCTCTGGCGCTGCCACAGTCGGAGTGGGCACCATCCAGGCCCACGGCGCGAGCACCTCCGGGGCCCCAAGCGCGGCCGACACCGCGAGCGGTGTCACCGGGATCGCCACCGTGGCGGACGGCACCGGGGCCAGCGGAGCACCCAGCGCCGACAACACGGCGAGCGCTACCGCGACGGTCACCGAGGACAACCCGGTCACCAACACCGAGCGCTTCACCAACCCCGATGTCTCGGTCAACATCATCGCCCAGCAGGCGGTGGACTTCGATATCACCGCTGGCGGCAGCATCACCCAGCCCGGGACCAGCGACAGCGGCAAGGGTGGCCAGCAGGTACAGGTAGCCTTCTCCGGGACATGGGACGGCGGAAACGTCGAGATCTCCGGGATGCGGATGAACGGCAACATCGCGTCGGAGGAGATCGTGGTGGCCACCGGCTCGACCGTGCAGAGCGTGTACGGCTACTCGGCCATCACCCGCGTACGCAACCTCGGAAGCCGGTCCGCTGGCACCGTGGACGTGCAGACCGGGCTCAAGCTGGCTGTCCCGACCGGCGCCCTGGCCCCGACCCTGAACATCATCCTTGAGCTGTCCGCGCTCACCGACATGACTGGAGCTGGCGCGATCGACGCGAACGGACTGGTTGATGTCAGCGACGACCCGATCGACGGCGGGAACGACTACCTGGTGTCCTACACCTTGGCCAACGCCTACACCGACGCCGGCCACGTCCACGGCCCAGGCACCCACACCCACACGGGGCCGAGCCACACCCACGCGATCACCGACACCGGCCATGTCCACGGACCCGGCACCCACACCCACGACACCACCCCCGACGCCCACACGATCGCCTGACCATGAAGCGCATCCCCAACCTCGCAGCCATCCTGGCAGCCTCCCTGGCCGCCATGGTGGTTTGCGCGGCGGGGCGCCCGAGCTTCTCGCCGGACACCTGGGACGATCTCCGTCTGCCCCTCGAGGGCGTGGGCTTCGTCCCTGGCGGATCCCCTCCGGACTACGAGGTCTTCCGCGGCAACGTCCGCGCCTACGCCTTCGCCACGGGTGCAGACGAGGAGGTCTTCTTCAGCTTCCAGCTGCCGCACCGATGGAAGTTCGGCAGCGAGATCCGGCCCCACGTCCACATCGGGTGGCCTGCCGCACCGGTCAACGGCGAGACGGTCACATTCGATCTGGAGTGTACTGTCCAGAGCATGATGGCTGGCGTCTTCGGGGCGCCAACCACCACCACCGCGACCTACACGATCAACACCGCGAACGCCTACGACGCGCAGTACGGACACACCCTGCTGTCCCTGCCAGCGATCAGCATGACCGGCCACACCGCTAGCGCCATGGCGCTGTGCAGGCTCTACCGCGACGTGTCCGAGGACAACTACGGGCAGGACGTGAGCGTGCTCGAGTTCGATGCCCACTTCCAATCCGACTCCTTGGGCACCGTCCAGGAGTTCACGGTCAAGCCATGAGCCCAGTCCGCACCGACACCCGCGCGCTCACCATCCCGCACAGCTACCTGTTGCGGCGGGAGGTCGAGCAGACGATCGCAGCCCCGATCAGGTACGGGGCGGACGGGTCGCTGGTGTCGCCGGTAGAGGCTGACTCCACGATCACCATCGAACGCCCTGACGGCACCAACCTTGCCTCCGCGGCGGCGGTGGTGGTCTCCTCCTCGACCGCGACGTATGACGTCACACCGTCCGCCTCGGAGGCCTTGGGCGAGGGCTGGACCGTCTATTGGTCGCTCGTGTTCTCGACAGGCGAGCCCGCCGAGGTCTTCCGCCACGAAGCGATGCTGGTCGAGTACCACATCTTTCCAACGGTCAGCGCCAACGAGATCTACATCCGCGAGCCCGAGCTCAGGTACAAGATCCCCCAGGCCCAGGGCGCGAAGGGCACGGACGTAGGCTGGCAGCCCCAGATCGACGCGGCCTATCACTGGATTATCCGCACCCTAATCGAGCGCGGGGATCGAGTGTGGAAATGCCGCAGCGCGGTTGGCCTCCGAGACGCCGCCCTACTGCTCTGCCTGCAGCGGTGCACCGGAGCCGTCAAACAGGACATGGACGGTATGTGGCGCGAAAAGAGCAAGGGCTACGGCTTCGACTTCCGGGCCGCCTGGGGCAAGGTCCGGCTGCAGTACGACGACGACGATCCGCGCGTCCGCAAGGGCGTTAGCGCCTTCACTCGGATGGCGCCGACCGGGAGGCCTTGGATCTGATGATCAGCTATCAGGCCATCCTGCAGAACCTCTCCGCTGCGATCGTCGCGCTGGACACGGCTCAGTACCAGTCCGCCCCGTCTGACGCCTGGCACCCGACCCGCAACCTGGGGCCGCTCAGCCAGGACTGGGAGCACCTGCAGTTCGCGATCGACTTGGGGGGCGCCGCCACCCAGGGCCGAGCAAACTGTCTCGTGCACGAGGGCTGCGTCATCGAGTTCGCCTACCGAGACAGCTCCGACGGCGATTTCACGACTCAGGGCGCCATGCTGGACGCTGCCCGGGACATCGCCGACCTGATGACCACCTGGGGGATGTCCGGCGTGACGTGCCGCACCGTGCCAGAGGGCTTCGGCCCCATCCTGTCTGACGGCGAGTTCGCCAAGGTCCGAATCCCGTTTCACATGCAGATCACCAACTGGAGGGCCTGACCATGGCCACCAAAGCAGACGCACTCATCCGCATCCTCGGATCGGCCAACATCACCGCCACCAGCCCCTACGAGCAGCCAGTCAAGGCCGAGCTCGAGAACGCCACCAACGGTCGCCGCTGGAAGAACGGTACCGGCTCTGGCAAGATTGACCGGGTCTACATGACCGACGGCGTCCTGGGCGCTGGAGCAACCGACGACTACGACCTGTTGGTGGCAGGCGCCCTGAAAGACGTCTACAACCAGGCGATCGACGCCGATGAACTCAAGGGCATCGTGATCCGCTGCGAGACCGGAGAGATCGAGTTCCGCGGGGACGCCGCGAACCAGATCAGCCTCTTCACCGCCGTCTCGGAGGGCATCACGCTCGCCGCTGGCCAGTCAGCCGGGTTCGACCTGGGCGCCACCGGGATCGACGTCACCACGGACAGCAAGTTCGAAGTCTTCGACAGCGACGGCGGCGGCAGCACCTACACCCTGTGGCTCATCGTCGCGCAGTAGCCCCTACCAGCCCAGGAGGGCTTGACCATGTCCACGATCCCAAGCAGCTTCATCGACGGCGTTTTCACGATCACCGACGACGGCGGCAACTCCGAGATCCTGCAGTGCTCCAACGGCGATCAGGCCCTAACGGGTGTGATGCCGAACGGGCGCGTTGTGACCCCCTCGGAGTCACGCGGGGCTCTGTGTGGCCTGCGCCAAGCGGCCCGCGCCTTCCCCCAACTCACCGTCTCGGCCATCCTGAGCGCGCCCGCCTCCGACTTCGTCAAGCTGGCGCTCGGGCTCACCGCAGGCTTCACCAGCGTGGCCGCCGACATCGGCGACGGCGTGGCTGTGGACTTCGACATGAGCTTCGACTACCTGGCCGAGTCCCGCGACTACAGCGGAGAGGACGCGGTCCTGACCGGCTTGGACTACAACGAGGCCGACCCCAGCAACATCTCGTTCACGTTCACGATCTACGGCCCGATGGACATCGACGGCGAGGCCGTCATCCCGCTCCGCTAGACTGCCAACCAGCGCCCACCTGAGGAGGAACCATGGACGCCCCTGTCATCGAACTCGGAAAGCACCCCGTCACCCTGGCCAAGCCGCGAGCGATCGCCGCCTACGCCGTGCAGTCCCGCCCATCGATCGGAAACATGCTGGCCATGTGGACGAAGCACGGCCCGGACGAGGAAGGCGAAGAGCGCGAGCTTCCGCCCGAGCTGCTGGCCGCCATGCAAGACCCGGACTGCACAGCCACCCGCTGTGCCGCCCTGGCCATCTGCTGGCCCAAGGGCAAGGCGTGGCCAACGAAGAAGCGCCCCCGCCCGTGGAAGATGCGTCAGCCGATCGAGGAGTACGGCGCTGAGGTGTTCGACAACCTGCTCGACGGCGGGATCCTGCCCGGCAAGGTCATCACTGCCAGTTGGCCCGCCCTGTGGTGGACCCTGAGCAGCCTGCCGACCGCCGAAGATCGGAAGGGTGCGCGGGATTTCTCCGAGGCCCCCTCGGGGGACTGATGCTCGATGTCCTGACCATCTGCCGCGAGCATGGTCAGGCGCCAGCCTGGTGGGACGAGCAGGACACAGAAACTCAGGCCCTGCTCCTCGAGGCCCTGATCAAGCGCACCACGAAGGCAAAACGATGAGCCGAAACCGCATCGTGATCCGCGACGGGCCCGTATCCATGGAGATCGGGCCTGAGCTGCTGGACGCGGTGGAGGAGATGCTGACCACGGCTCAGCGGATCGTGCTGCGCGAGTTCCAAGCCACGGCAAACAAGGTGCTCGAGGCAGCGAAGGAGGACTGGCCGGTCAAGTCGAGGCGCAGCCTGCGGGCCTTCCGAGTCACTACGCGCCTGTCCGCCAAGACGGCCGAGGTGGTGATTGAGAACCCGATCGCCTACGCCTACAAGGTCAAGTTCAGCGCATACACGAAGGCCGAGATCGAGGCCATCGCGAACCCGAGGTCTCGGGCCTGGTTCATCAAACGCCATGGCCTGGGGGCTCCCGACGGGCGCCTGTCCGGCCGGGGCGCCTTCGCAGCCATCGTCCGTACCCCGCTCCGGAAAGAGGAGATCGAAGCGGTGCACGCCATCCAAAAAGCACTGAATCGGGGTCGCTGATGCCCACCGCCACCGCCAGCCTAAAAGCCGACTTCTCGGAGCTGATCGCCAGCATCAAACAGATGCCGACGACGACGAAGGCCGAAACCAAGCGCATGGTCGCCTCGATGAGAAAGGCTCAGCGCGAGATGACGAAGCAGGCGAAGGCGCAGGCGAAGGCGCAGAAGGCAGCAGCGAACCAGACGGGGGACGCTTGGGTAGCGGCATTCCAACGGCAGGCTGAGGCGGCGCGCAAGGAAGCGCAGGCCGGGGCGCTGCCCGGCATGACGGCTCAGGGCGCGCTCGGTGTGTCTCGCGAGCAGATGGACGACTTGAGCAAGCAGGCAGGAAAGCTGTCGAAGGCCCAAGACGGAGTAGCCCGTAGTTCGAGCAAGATGCAGCGCGGATTCTCTGCCGTTGCGATGCAGGCGCCCGACCTGTGGACGCAGATCGCGGCCGGAGGCGATCCGCTTGTCGCCATCCAGCAGCAGGGCCTACAGGTGGTCCAGCAGATGGGAGATGTCGGCGGACAGCTCAAGGCTGTAGCTGGATTCATGACAGGCCCGTGGGCGCTCGCTGCAGCCGTCGCCGTCGCCGCTGGGATCAGCCTAGCCAACGCCTACCACTCTGCCACGGACGAGGCCCGCAACCTGCAGGCGTCGATCGAGCAGGCTCAGGCAGCCATCGATCCTGCCGTGATCAACTCGGCGACGGCAGCTTGGGAGCGCTTCACCGGCGCCATGGAGGGCGCCAGGGTCGAGAGCCTGGAAGCCGCTGGTGAGATCAGCTCAACGCAGCTTGCCACCTCCGACCAGATCGAGATGATGCGCGCGGCCGGGCGCGAGCGGCTGCGCCTCACGGCTCAGGAGTTCGCTCAACTGGAGATGGAGCGCCAACTCCTCAACCAGCAGCGGGAAGCGAACACGGCCAACTTCGCGGAGAGCCAGGCCATCGAGGATCGCCTGACGCAACTACGCGAGCTGATCCCACTGGCAAAGGCTCGCATCGCAGATCGGCGGGCCGCTATCGCGGTCGGGATCGAGGGCGTCAACATGCTCGGCGCCGAGAAGGTGGCGACCGAACAAGCCGACCAGGCCGAGCGAGATCTCACGGAGGCGATCAGCGAATCGACTAGGGCCAGGGAAGAGCGGGAGGCTGTCGTAGCGGCAGAGGCCTCAGCGTTCGCCGCAGCTCGCAACATGGCGATCCAGTCGGCCTCAGACCTGTACAGCAAAGAGACGCAGCTTCAGCACGCCCTCTCTGCCCAACTCGCAATGATTGGAGCCCTGCAGTCAGAGTACGAAGAGGGCTCTGCCGTGTTCGTGGCGGCAGAGGAGGCTAAGCGCCAGGCCATCGCCAGAACACGGCGTGACCAGGACGGCGCCGCAGAGGACCGCAGGGAAGATGCCGAGAAGGAGATCGAGGAGGCCGCGAAGAATGCCAAAAAACTGGCAGACATCGCCGAGCTAGAGGCGAAGAAACAGGCGGCGTTCGACCTGCATGTCAGCCAGAGCAAGATCGCCCTTGCGGCCACCACGGCCGGGGCGCTCGGCTCGATGGCAACTGACCTGGCAGGCGACAGCGCACGCGCCCAGCTCAAGGCGTGGCGGTTCAGCCAGGCCGCCGCGATGGCAGAGGCAGCGCTCAATACCGCCCTGGCCATCTCCGAGGCCAGCACGAGCGCCCCGCCGCCGTACAACCTGATCCCGATGGCGTCCGCAGCCATCCAGGGCGCCGCCCTCGAGGTGGCCATCGCGTCCAGCCCGCCGCCCCAGGCCTACGAAGGGATCAGCGTCGCGAACAGCGCGAGCACCGGCACCGTTACCCCGATCGTCACCCACCCAGGCGAAGAGGCGCACGTTTTCAACCGGTCGGAGGTGGAGCGAGGCCGCAGGGGCACCACCACGATCACCAGGGTAGAGATCCGAGGGCGCGCCGTCGCGGTCGCTACGGCCCGCGAGGTTAGGAACGGCGGTTCGCTCGCAGCGCAGATCCAGCGTAGAGCCCTCCGCGCCGGACGCAGCGAGCCATACAGGTAGGAGCGAGCATGGGAACCCTTCACACCCCGGACCGGATGAGCGGGATCCTCATTCCAGACGACAGGCTCGAACTCTGGGAGGACGAAACCGGCATCTTCGACTCGGGCGGCACGAAGGAGTCTGAACTCGGGCAGGCATCGCCTATCGCCAGCCTGCCGGCCAAGACGAGCACACCCGCTACCGATCTCGGGCTGCGAGCGACCGGCCGCCAGAGCGAGTCCATCGAGGTGCAGTTCAACCGCGGCGGCCTCCCTGTGCTGGACGTCGCTGGCTACTGCGTGCGGGCTGCTGACGGCGACCCCCAGGACTGGATGGGGTGCGATCTCCCTGTGCCCCTGACGGGCTTCCAGAGCGTCTCTGGAGCGGGGCAACGCTTCTATCCGCATGTCGTAGCGGTCGGGACTGAGCTGTCAGATGTGGCAGCGATGGTCGTCTACGCAGACGTGTCGGGCGCGATCCACTCAAGAAACGTGAGCGACGCCGGGGCGTGGAGTGGCGAGTCTACGATTGACAGCGCTGTTGTCGCCCCTGTCCCCCAGCCGTGCTTGCTGCGGATCCCAAGCACCGGCCGCGTGTTCTGTTTCCGCTGGGCTGACTCCGGAGCCGACCACCAGATCCGGGGCTGGTTCACCGACGACGATGGAGCGACGTGGACGGCGATCGGCCCCGTGCTGTCCGCCGTCCTGAGCGCCACCACCTACCCCACGCGGCTGAGGCTGCGAGCGGTGTACCTGGACGGCAAGATCGGGATCTTCGGGCACGTACAGACAGCCGCCGTCGCAGCTGGCGTCTGGCGGGATCGCATCATCCAGTGGGCCTCCTCTGATGGTGGCTACACCTTCGACGTAGTGGTAGAGCCAGACGGCAGCGACGAGGAGCACGCGGGCGGCTACCACGACGTGTGCGTGTGGCGCGGAGAGATCGTGCTCGCCCGGCTGGTCTACGGCACAACTGGAGTAGAGGCCAGGGTCCGGCGCCTGGCTTCACCGTGGCAGGCCTGGACGGCCGGTGACGAGTTGTCCCAAACTGGTGCAATGACCAGCGGCAACAACCTCGGGATCCGCACCACGGGCGGCGCTGGGGACTACTACCTGACAGAGGGAGAGTTGGCGCTGTGGTGCGACGACGACGGCGCGCTGTACCTGACCGGCCGGCACTGCGCAGGCGGGCAGGATGGGGCATCCCCAGTGCTGCGCTCGCCCAACGGCGGCGAGGACTGGTACGCTCCTGGGTCGAGCCTGCTCTACGCCGGCCGCGGTCAGGCCTGGATGTGGACTGGCAGCAACGCCGAAGAGGCCAGGGGGATCACCGCCTGCGCCACCCAGGGCCGATCCGTCGTGATCCACACCGTGACGAGGACAGGGGCCGCCACCAACCTGCTTTACGCTGCCTGGCTTGGCGGCTGGCAGGATGTCCCGATGCCATCGAACGGGCAGGACATCAGCCCGACGCGGAGGATCGGCTGGCACCACGTAGGGACCGCTGCGCAGCTGCCCGACGAGTGTGGATGGGCGCTAAATACAGGTGGCGCCCCTACGATCGTACTCAGCCCCGGCTACCTGCACATCACCAACGGAGGAGCCGACACTGCCTGGTATACCATCAGCCCCGCTGGGACGCTGCTAGAGGGCATCCTCGACGAGCACGCCTTCGAGGTGGTGAGCGGAGAGGCCCAGGTGCGGCTGAGGCTACAGGACGCGACACCAAAGGACTATGACTGTGAGGTCAGGGTCACGCCGACATCGATCCTGCTCTGGGACAACAACCTGGGCAACATCGTAGGGAGCGCCACCACCTACACGGGCGGCCCGGTAGCGATCAAGATCAGCATGGAGGGCGACGATGTCCGCGTCTTCGCCCACATCCCGGGCGATACCATCCTGCTCGCATCGTCCGCCGAGCTGTGTGGGCAGGCTCACGACTACGACGAGATCGCCAAGACCGCAGCGCTGACAGCTGGCGGCGGCGGCGGCGTGAACCAGATCATCTGGACTACCACCGCGTCCAGCGAGGTCTACTGGTACTGGTGGTGCCACGCCTCCGACGCCTACTGCGGGGATCACTGGTACACCCAACCGATCTCCGAGAAGTTCCCGAGGTCGATCATCGAGAGCCCGAGCAGCGCGATCCGCTCGGTGCGCATGTCGTCCGTGTCCGGCCCTGCTGGTGTCGGCGATGCCTTCGGCATTGACCAGGACGCGCTGTACCCGTACACCGCTCCACTGCCACCAAGCGATCCAAGCCCACGCCATCCGTGGCGGGACGACGGATCGGCCCTGGGCGCCCTGGTTGGCGCTGTGGGCCCCACGGGTCGCCTGTCCTACAAGGTGGCGGACGTGGTCGAGCTGTCCATGTCGAAGCTGTGGGGGGCGCTGCTCGACGGGCTGAGCATGGGCGGCGTCGAGGTGTACCTGTACTATGGTGCCGCGTGGAACCTGGTTGGATCCGTCGGGTATTGGGAGGCCAGCGTCAGCTGCTACGGCAGGACCCTCGAGGTGGCATCGGGCGGCATTCTTCACTCCGCAGAGCTTCGCCGAGACGAACTGGCCGGGTGCCTGATCGAGGTGGTGAGCGGAGGCCCGCCAGCAACCCAGAGTGACGAGCAATTCACCGTGGTTCGGAACGACCCGGGGCACATCGACACGACCGCGGGGCTGAGCCTGCCGCTGCGCATCGAGCTCGACGATGCGCCCGTGACCGCTACCCCGTTCACCGTGCGGATCTACCCGCGGCGAGCCCTGCTGTTGATCGACCTGGCGTTGTACCAGGCGAGGTTCAAGGCCATCCAGATCCGCTGGCCGATCCCACGCCGCGGGCTGGGCAACCCGTACCCCACCCCAGGGCCGAGCCCACTGGGCTACCACCAAGTCGCCACCCTGGCGGCCGGCTCTGTCTACCCGTTCGGCCGTCGGCAGTCGTGGGGGCGCCGCCTGGCCCTCGAGGTGGACACCGAGCTGATCACCATGGAGGACGGCACGAGGAGCGCCTACGAGCGCTCGCCAGTTCGGCGGCGTGTCTCCTGTTCCTGGTCTGACTTTGTCTCCATGCACGACATGGACGACGGGGCCCCGGACACCATCGGGTACGGCACCGGAAAGCCACCGCTGGCCATGCTCCGACGGACCCCGGTAGACCTCCAGGACATCGTGAGGCGCCTCGCCGGATCCCACACCGTGATCGGCTGGATCGAGTCCATCGACAGCGAGGGCACTGGCAGGCCTGACCATTGGGCGGACGGGGCGTTTCTGGGCCGCATCACCGGCCCCATCGAGCGAGACCTCGTCCTGGGCGACGAGGAGCGGACAGCGGCGGAGAGGGTGCAGGACTGCACGGTAGAGGAGGAGATCTAATGCTCCCCTCTGTCGGCACCGGGCCACCGATCGTGCTGCTGGTGCTGGAGCACGCCGGCCGGGAGTGGTACCACTCCGCGCACCCCGTGGACGTGCTCGACGGTACCCGCTCGCTGCACTTCCGGGGTGGCATGGCCGGGATCGATCTGTTCGTCGAGGCCGTGATCGGCGGCGTGTCTCCACAGCAGAGCTATCCGATCGAGATCGCGCCCCAGGCTGACCTCGAGGCGCTGGTGGCCCAGGGGCACCTACTCTGGGAGATGCGCGCTGAGGTGTCCCTGTGGCGCTCTGGCGCGTCCTGGGATGACAGGCAGGTATGGTTGTCTGGCTCGGCCGAAGTGCGAGATGGCGGCCAGCTCGGGCGCGTGCTGCGCCTGCAGGTCACCGCCGACGACCCTGCAGCCCAGCCCGGAACATGGCCGAACCCTGAAGCCCGGATGAAT